ATCACATTGAGGCACCAACTTCTTTATTGGTAAAGGTTGGCCCAAAGGATTTGTCAAACGAAAATCAGTTCCATCATCAGCAACAGATTCACAATCCAATTTGATTGCAAAATGTAAATCAATTGCCGTATCACCACAATTGTAATCAACCGCAGGCAACATCGTAATTGAATCCAAGTATTGACCTGGATAGTTGTAGTCCAATTTGACTCCTTGCATTGCCAAGGGAGAGCAGTTGGCTGAAATACCAATCATCATATCCCTTGATGCCGAACCAACTTGATACCAAACACCCCATAGAGAATCGAAACGATATTCAGTAATTTTGATTGCCAACACATCAATTTCTTGTTGTGTGGGTTTGAACGAAATGGTTCCAGTCTTGGGGTTAATCGTAAAATATTGCGATGTCACAGGTTGGTTTACACTATATCCTGGGTCAAATGGAATATTGGTTTGATTTGGGTAGGCATTCTCACGACAGGCAATTAATTGATAATGAATACTATCACCATCATATTCCACACTTTTCTGAGCCCAATTGAAGCTGTTATTTACACAAAAGGCACGTACTGGTTCTGATATGAATATTGGTGATGAGTTGTTACCAAGAGTGTTATCCAAGTCAGCATCGAAGAAGAAACCATCATTCCCCAAGGTACCATTGGATGTAAATATGTTAGTTATGTTTCCTGGTCTACAGCAGTTATCGTACCAAAACTTAAAAGTAGGACAAGTTCCAGGTAGAACAACATATCCTCTATAAAGATAAATTTCCAAAGTTTTTGTAGATGGAGAGCCAGGAGTAACACAATCAAAAAGTGTTGGTGCAACAGTTCCAGAACCAGCCATCAAATTCATGTTTATGGTCTGATTCGCATAACAACCAGAACTGACTGTAACAATATCTGTTGTTGGCATCGCAATACCCGTAACATCACGGTATACCCTTAATAATACTTTGTAGTGATTTGGAATTCCCGTTGAATCTCCAATGTATTTGTATTGGATGTCTCCACCTGCTAAGTGGGAAGCAAACGATGTTATAGACATCAAAGTCATAAACATCAAAAGAATAAATTTTTTCATACCAATAAGTATATGAAAAAATTTACAAACAATAAAAGTAAATTTTACCTCAAACCAACTTTTCTAAGAAAACTACGCCAATTTTCACGTCTTCTTCTACGTCTAACAAGTCTTGCTCTTGCTGCACCACCTTGACATCCCACAGATTTTGACGCCAATCTTGAGTAACCTCTTCTGTTACTACTTTTCATTCCACCAGCAATTGCTCCCAAAAACTTAAATAATTTTGATAAAATCGCAATTGCAATTAGTCCAATCGCACCATGAACCACAACTTTTGGTACTGCCATTCCAGCAATATCGACTGTTTGTTCAGTATAAGGGGTCCCTTGTTCTTGTAAATTTTTCATGGCAAGAACTTTTTTCAATTCATCTTTGAGTTGGTCTGCAGATAAAGAATTCAAACGTTGGTCCAATTGTTTGAATATTAACTTGGTCTTTGGGTCTTTAATCTCGGCACTTAATTCTTCAATTGAAGTTTCAGGACCTAACGTAGTCTCATCAAATTCTACTATACCCTCTAAGAAAGTATTCAACACATCTATATCGTTGAACGTACATTCTTGTTCTTGGGTTTCAGCCTCAATAAGGTCAATAATTTTGTTGTACTGTGATTCTGTCAATTGTATTTTCATACAGATAAATACATCAAAAAATAAAAAAACCCCCACCTTTTGGGTGAGGGTCCACAAAAACAAAAACAAAAAACACACTAAACCATCTCGACCACTTCATTCATAACGTAAGCTTTAGAATCCCAACTTTTCGCATTTACAACTTTGTATTGTTCTTGAGAGTAGAGTTCGGTGTTCAACCAAAGTTGATTGATGGTTCCAACCTTCAAACCTTCCAAAATAGACAAGTCAACCAATTTGATTTTCTTTCCAACACGAGCAAAAACTGTCAACCAAAAATCTGAACCTTCGGCTTTGAACTCCACCGTCTGAAGGGCACCTTTCTCGTAGTTACCAAGTACCAAGGATGGATTCTCCGAGAATTGTTCGTTCTGCCAAGAAGGAGATTCATTGATGGTAACAAAACCTGCTTTAACTTTTACTACGAAACGGAACTGACCTTTTTGACCTTTGATGAAGTTTACCGTGCGGAGGTTGGTGATGTTAACTACTTTGGACATTCGTGTTGGGTTATTGGTTATTAACACTACAAATGTACGGCAAAGTTTTGGAATAAAAAAACCCCCACCTTTTGGTGAGGGTTCTTTTTTACTTCATAAGAAATCCTAACTCGTAAACCAAAGGACGCATTCGGTCCTCCATGTTCTTGAACAACTGTCGGAACTCTTTGAACTGCTCAGGGAAGTATTCTTTCCACACCAGTTTGAGTTGGGCATACCCCGCGTCCCATGAGTTAAGATGATTCTCATCGTTTGCCATCACTTGACGCATCTCCATGGAGAGTTCCACAAGTTCAGTTGCTTTGTTCAGTACTGATTTAGCATCTTCAGATAGTTTGTCGTAGATACGTTCTTCACCGAAAAGAAGTTTGTATACGTGACGGTCTGATGCTGCGTTGGCATCTCTCCATAATTCATCGTAACCATTCTCATCTGATAATTCTTTCATTTTGTCAGCGGACATCCAAAAGAATTCGTTTTTGATATCCCACAATTGTCCTTTATATTCAACCTGACGAAGGGATGATTGGTTAGAGGCCGAATTAAATAAAGAATATACTAAGGAATCGCATTTGAATTGTTCAAACTGTTTGTGCTCTTCATTTGGTGCCAAAAATTCATCTTTTTGGTTAATCCAATCAGATTGGATTAATTTTCGAACAGTAAACCCTGAAAACACTTTGTGTAAGTTATTTTTACTGACTGTAGTACCATGTCCGTCAGAATATGATGATGAAAACAATGCAACACCAACACCACTTTTGTAGACATTATTACTGTTATTGTGAAAGTAACCTATACTACCACTTTTCAATTTACCATCACCATTCTGTTTGACATTACAATAAGAAGATAGAAATGGAGAATCTATATTTCGACTAGTATCAGTATCTTTCAACCATTCACTCAGTGAAATAGAATTGTCAGTGTTGTACACTTTTTTCTTATTAGTAACAACAATTGACAAATCGTCATTTATTTCCAAAACATCAAATTCAAACATATTCTTATTCATTTATACAAATATACAATTTATTTTTTTACTGACAAAATAGAAAACGATAAACCCCAAGATTTTACATCCGCAAAATTTGCAGCATCCATAATAAATCCTTTTGAGAAATCTAAAATTTCAAAAATAAACTTTCTGAGACCTTTGGATGAACTACCACTTAAGTATAAAGGGGGTGTGAACATACAAATATTAATTACTTTGAATTCAACTAATTTGAAAATGAATTGATTATATAGTTGTTGACTGTCTTTACCAAAACCTTTCTTCTTCATTTCCTCAGCAACAACACTTTCAGTCAGTCCTTTTTTATATTTACCATTCAATAAATTACCAGATGAAGCATAAGGTGGATTCATTAACACAATGATTTTACGACCTTTCTCAATAGCATAACGAATACCTTGCGGAAGTTTCTCGTAACCATCATTTAAGAAGTCGTACTGAAACTTAACCGCCTCAGGATTGTAACCCATTTGGTTTGCCGTATCAATATCTGATTGATTCAAAGTTGAGACGTACAACTCTTTGAATTTGTAGTCACGAGTCAAGTTGCCCGTTCCCCAAGCCGGGTCCCATACGACGTATTCCTCTTTCCAATTCTCACCGTAAACAGATGCAATGTACTCGTGAGCTTTGTCAACCCAAATTGCGGGTGTGAAGAACTCACCTTGCTTACGACGAGTCGTGTCTTCAACAATACGGTCAACTACTGCAGCCAGTTTGTGTTTCTGACTTGGAGTGTAAGAAGATGAGAAGTGATTGAAAAAAGAAGTGAAACCATCACGAGAAACAATTGAGACTTCACCCATAGATTTTGTAACCACAGTCTTACGTTTGCTCACAGGATGAAGATAATTATCTTCGTTGTTTACCAAAAGTTGTACGAACAAGTTAGCACGTTCGTTGGTTGAAAGTTTGTTCTTACCGAGAACTTTTTCGTCAAAGTAACGGAAAACTTCAGTGATATTTTTATCTGTGACCAAAACTTTACGTTGTACATTATCAGTCAGGTCTTTGATTTTCTTAACACAATCAGCAAAGTCGTTTGAATTGTAAACAAAAGGACAAATTTTGGTATCCTTCATCAGAGCAAGAACCAAATCATTGATGGTATGTGCTGAAGAAGGTGCAACATTCCAGTTGATATCCATTTCCAAGTATTTCAGAAGGTCATTTACGTGAAGAGCAACACACTCATTACGGTCACCAACGAAGATGGTTGAAGGTGGAATCATTCCCTTGTCGTAGAATCGTTTTACGTAGAAAACCGATTGAGCAAGAACCTTAACCAAATCAGATTTGTTTGACAGATTAACGTCATCCTTGAATTCCATCAGAACTCGCACCTTGTGGAGTTTAGATTCACCGAAACCGTCACATCCGAAAGGTGAAGTTACTTGGAAGTCTTTACCAAAGATTTTGTGGAATGCCTGACGGTAAGTGTTTTCAACGTCTTTCTCGTTCAAGGCAATGGTGAGGGTTTCTGACATCATCTCTATAAATATCTTTGGTTAACATTGCTAAGATACGAATATTTATTGGAACACACAAGTTCAAATGGTTATTTATCTAATAACAAATCAAATTAACGGAAAAAAATACGTTGGTCAACATTGTGGAAAAAAAGATTCAAGGTGGAAACAACACTTGAACTCCGCAATAAAAATCCAAGACCCGAAGCCACTCTACGCCGCAATGAGGAAATATGGTGCGGAAAATTTTAGTTACAAAGTATTAGAAGATTTACCCTACAACACCTCACAATCGTTTTTGGACGAAAGAGAAAAGTTTTTCATTAATGAATACAACACTTACATAAAATATGGGAAAGGTTATAATCTTACCCTTGGTGGAGGTGGTAATATGGCAACTTATTGTTCAACTGAAAGAAGTGAACAACAGTCTGAGACCATGGAAAAAACCGATTATGCAAAATATAATCCCGAGACCGGTGAGTTGATACATGTTTATGACAAGTTAACTCAAGCAGCCAGAGAAAATAATATTAGAAACTCATCATATATTAGATACTCCAACACCTATGAAGATATTGATAACAAAGTTGGTTCAGTTTTCAAACAGATTGGGAACTTCATATGGGTTTCAGGACCTGAGGGTTACGATTTCCCTGAAAACATTAAAATTAGAAAGATTGTAAAACAGTCAACAAAAAATAGAGAATATAAAACCGAAATCGCTCAGTACGCTCTGTCAGGATTATTAGTTCATGTTTGGGATGAACCACCAGCAGAGGTCGCCATGAAACTATCAATCCCTTATCCTTCTTTACTTAAAGCTCTAAAGGGAGAACAGAGAGTGGTGAGTGGGTATTTTTGGAGGAGATTCCCAAAAGGTCAATCTCCGGATGAGATTGAAGACCGACTCCAAACTCACGTAATAAAATTATCAAAACGTCAACTTACAAATTTCCCAATTTTCAAATATGTTTCAGGGAGACAAGTAATGAAATACCAATCAGTTATGGATGCCATCATTGATAATAATTTAGCACCAACTCAAATTCTCAATTCGTTGGAATTAGGAAAACCTGATGAACAAGGTAGTGATTGGAAGTGGGTTACAAGACCAACACATATTAGACATTCTGAGGCTGGGTAAGACGTTGGAAGTACTTCTGAAGTTGTGCTGTAGTCATCAAATTGAATACGTACATATCATTCTTGGTCATCTTTGAAGAGAGGATTTGGAGGATTTCTTTACGTGTCATTGTTTTTTTGATTTCTTATACAAATGTACGGCAAAGTTTTGGAATAAAAAAACCCCCACCGAAAAAATCCGATGAGGGTCTGGCTATGCTCTGAGACTACGAGCTTAGGTGGTCAGTCTTTGGTGGGATTATCCTTTCCCCACTCGGTCCACAACAGTTGCCTATCGTAACCAACCAGTGTCGGTAATTTGAGTCTACCACTCTTTTCGTTGACACCAACTCAACTGTTAGTTATATCTCTTGAACCTTCGGGGCTCACTAAGGGATTGCAGTCCCACGAGTACTTTCACAATCAACACCAAAGGACTTGCGGTCCGATTGATGCCTTCATTGGTCCGATGACCTGAAGGATTAGACACCTTTCAGTATCAACGCCCGAAGACTTTCGCTTGTATCTGAGAATATCATTCACATTGATATGTAGCTATTTGTAGAAGAATGAAAGATGTGCTTCGGGAGAAGGTCCATTCCTTTTGGGAACGAAATGCTTCACACCTCTCTGTCAACCCGCCAGTTGACGGTCAATCAGGACTACGGTAGGTTTGACCCCGTGGTAACCCCTCAGACTGGTACTCAGCTTTACAACACCCGGCGGGATGTCTCAAACCGTCACCTGTACCTTTTCCTATTGATGTCTCCATCTCAACCCCGATTCTCTACGAAATCGGAGTGGTGTCCTCCCCTCAGCACTTGCCGTCAGGGTCTTCACCGTAGGTACTTTGTTTAGTTGTCAGGTCAATGACCTGCGGAACTACTTGGGTCGCTAAACCCTTTTGTCCCCTTTAGTCCCGTTGCCGGGGTTATCTAAGGACGCTAAACCGCCCATTCGGTACCAATTCACTTTAGGGGGGTAAATTGGCTTTATAAAGAACGTTCGGGGTGTTACCCCCGTTTTGTTATACAAAGATACAACAAATTTTCAATCTGTCAAATCTTTTCCTAAAGTTTTTTTGGTTTTAATAAATATTCCCAAAACGACCAAAGTGATATAACTATAATCACTTTTTTGTTTTCGTCAAGCGAGTGGTGAATATTTTAAGAACTTGTCTCCTGACTTCGCCAATGCAAATACTTTACAATCAGGTGCTTCCCAATCAAATATTTTGGGATTTGATTTCATTTTAGATGATACTTGAACTGGATGAGCTCCCTTATCATCGACGGCTACCATATCAATACCGAAGTAATCGATGAAACCGAAGTCATCTGAGAAGGGATAAACTTCATAACCTATGGATTTTAGAGCATTGTAACCAGCATCTTCAACGGCGTAACCGACATTTCTCGAATAATTAAACGCATCCAAGATTTGTTGTTGAGTGTCGGGATTGTTAATTAAGTTTGATATCAACGTGTCCAACCTACTCATAGTTGAAGGGTCATTCAATAATTCAGTAACCTCTTCGATGATTTGACGATTGTCAAAGGTATCTATCTTATAGAACTTAAAATCTTTTTTCTTGTTCTCCTCAAGGGCTAACAAGGTGATGATATAGGATTGGTTTGTCGAGTGTGTGTTGATTCTATTGAACAATGAATATTTCTGTTCATCATCAACCAACATGGTCAATCCTTTGGTTGCCAACTTTTTCATATCCTGTTGCACCGCTGTGACAATTGCAGAACATGAATTGTGTTTTTTCAGGATTTTGGTGAGCAAAACCATATCTGAAATTCTATCCTCAAATTGTTTGTTACCTGGTTGTAATACTATCTTGTCCCCCATCGAGATGTAATCTCCATCCCTTAAATCTTTGAACATATCAAAAGATTTTTTCTTAAGGAGTTCAGCTCCTTTACCACCAGTACCTGTGGATAATATATTTTGCAAACCTTTACAGAACTTATTACCTTCACCCAATGAATCACATGGGTTTGGTTTTTTTTCAATCTCGTTAATAAGAGCCTCCCGTAATAGGTTTACTAATTTCATAATCAATAAATACCCTGAAGTTGTTTATTCATCCTCCAAAGCGTCGGAAAAGTTTTGATTGTTTGGTTTGGACACGGGAGAATCATCTTCGACATCGTCCCAGTAAATGAATCGATAAGAGTTGTCTGACATATGTTATGAATTGAGAAACGAAGTTACAAAATTTTTGAATGGGTTGTTCATCGGTGTTGGTAAATTTTCCAAATTGAAATACCCGCACTCGGTGTGTTCGTCACCATCTTTGGCTTTGGACAAGTTTGGAATAATTGGTTCATCCACTTCAGTTGCGAAGACATACATCATACCAGTTTGTTTTTCTCCAGTCCTATCGAATCTTTTCAGGACCCCTTGGAAGAATAAAGGGGTTTTAATTCGCTTGTGGGTCTCTTCGTAGAATTCTCTGTGAGCCGCGTCAACAGGTTCTTCACCTTCCTCGAGTTTTCCTGCGGGTATACTCCATTCACCTCCCAAGGAATTCTTGGAATTTCTTTTACACAGAAGACATTTGTCACCGTGTTTAACAATTACTCCCGACGCTTTCTTCATATTATATATTTATCTATAAGTATGGTTTTATCAATAGGAAAAAATGATTTTAATCCACAGGTGATTTCTTCACCTGACAGACTTCGCACAGGTATGCAAGGAAAGACTTTTGATGGATTTGACTCCATGTTATTTATCATGCCAAAAGACGAAGAACAAAGTTTTTGGATGAAGGATTGTGTCATTCCATTAGACATTGTCTTCATTAGTCATGGTTATGTTGAAGATATATCTCCAAACTGCCCCGTATGTCAAGAAGACCCATGTCCAAGTTATAAAGGTAAAGGTGGTTTTGTATTGGAGTTACCCGCTGGGGCTTGTCGTGAAAAGAAAATTAAAATTGGGGACCGGGTTGATTTTATGTGAAAAAGTTCATAACTTTGACACATGGAAAACAAATTAAAACTTTATTGGAACAAGATTTCGGAGGGACTCCGAAAGTTCTTCAGTCATGTATTTTGGGTTGTCTTGGTCCTCACTGGATTGGGTGTTGGGTTTGGTGTAGGTTTCTACTACAAACAAATTAAAACCGTGGAAATGCCCTCGAAAATGCATATTGTTGAAAGGGAATCAATCATTTTGGCGGTTGATGAAAACTCTCGTTTGATGGTAATTGAAAAGTCGACAGGTAATTACACCATCTATGAAAAGGAAATTGGTAAATCAATTTTCACACTTTACGCACGTAACATTTGGGGTCAACACAATAATTCGGCCCAATAATGAATGTGGATTTTCGGACAGGGTTTGTCCTCTGGCTTATTGTTATCTTTGGTGGATTGGGAATGGTGTTGTTGAGCATCAAGGAGATACAAAAAGACGTTGAAGAGGACTTCTTGGTGGAGTTGGGTTCTTATCCCAACTCCCCAACCTGTCTCCACATGTATAATATTATAGAAAAATATCGAAAGGAATACGACGTACCCGCTTACATTGCTTATAATCTTGCATATAAAGAAACGGGTTATCGTGGTCCATTCCATTGGTCCTACAATCCATACAGAACTTCTTATGCCGGTGCAGAAGGACCGATGCAAATCATGCCCTCAACAGCTCGTGGGTTATTAAAACGAAAGATTTCCCGACAGGAACTCAGGACAGACTTGGAACTTAATGTTGAAACCTCGATGTATTATCTCCGTAGGTTAAAAAATAGATATGGTTCTTGGTCCTTGGCTTGTGGTTTCTATAACACGGGTTACCCACAGGTAAACTCTTACGCAAGTTATTGTGTTTCAAATAAAAATTATAAGAATAAATGGGTTAAGCCTTAGAAGCTTCAATTTTTTCTTGTAGTTTAGTTACAAATTCTTTTTGTAACATTCTTACAAATTTAATGTGGGGAGCATCCTCCGATTCTTGATTGTAACGGTATGGGTCATCGTTTGGTCTTGGAGCTCTTCCAAGATAATTCAAACCTGAAATATTCGTGATACACTTGTGACCACCTGAGTTAGCCTGAATCAAATCCCAAGCAGAAACTCCAATCTTATCTAACATTTCGAATTGTTGTTCAGTCAATTCCTTATAAGGCAGAGACATAACATATTGAATTTGTTTCATCAACAACTCACCATTCTCCAATTCTTCGAATTTGTCGCCGTAAAGTGCTTTGAAATCTTTGAAAGTAAATCCAACGGACATGGGACCTATTGAACTTTCAGAAACATATTTAATAGTTGATAGAGGTACTCTTTTGGATTTCAATTGTGATTCCCACTTAGATAAAACCTCTTGAGCAATATCACCCAAATTAACACCTTTCAATTCTCTGTCTTTCTTGAATGGATTACATGAGGCTTGTAACAATCCCAATGGCCACGCGATAACCAAGAAGTCCGCCTCAGGATTATTTTTGAATGGTGTGTATCTATCATATGAACCTGGTTTCATCATATTACCACCCCCGTATTGGACGATGATATTATCCATAACATTCACACTTCGTGAATCCTTCATTTGTTTGATGTATGATGCTTGGTTTGAAACCAAATCTTCAGGCTTGGGTAATTTTCTTTCACCCATTTCTTTTTTAATTTGGTTCAGGATTGAATATAAAGAAGGACCTGAATTCATTACCAAGTTTTCTAAAAACTTTGGTTTGTTCTTGAAGGCCAATAACAATTTATTAAGAACCATTCCCATTGCAAACTTGTTCTGTAATAAACTCTTATCCTTATCGATTCTGAATATGTAATTCATTACTTGTTCAGGAGTGATATCATATTTTGCAAAGTCAGCAGAGTCTATCGTAGAAATTAATCTAAGGTCTGTCTCAGGGAAAATATCTTTTGGAGAAACAATTTGAGATATTGTCTCAACGTTGGAGCGGGAAGGTCTAAAAGATTTTGCACCAGTTTCTTCAGCACCAGCTTGTCTATCATGGTGGTCTGTATGAATCACAAACATTGGTTTTCCATGAGCAAAATCTACCAAAACAGGCATTACATCTCCATTGGCATCAGTTTTCTTGACTGCAAATTCTTTATCACCATATTGAATAACTTCCGAATCAACAACTTTGATTCCATTGTTCTCCAAATAGTTTTTCATGGCAAGTGCTGTAGTCACCCCATCAAGGTCTTGGTGAAAATAAATTTTAGCCTTAGGGTATCTCTCCGCTAAGGCTTTAATATCTCTTAAACCCGACTCATTGATTATTTTTTTCATTTGAATAAGCTCGCAATAGCAGAACCAATTTTACTGATTATATTTTGATTAATTCCAAGTGATTGTAATTTGGACATAGTTTTTGGTCCCATTTTTCCATCAACATCTAATCCTTCCATTTGTTGGAACTTTTTTAGAGCTTCAATAGTTTTAGGTCCCCATGCACCATCAGGTACAATTACAATTTTCACACCCTTACTTTTGAAATAATCATTCAAACCACTTTGAATTTCAAAGACCTCGGAAGGTTCCAAAAAATATGGTTGTTCCATTAAGATATTATTCTCTGACAAATATTGTCTTTTTGTCGCTTGGATATGTTGATTTAAGATTGAATTTTTTTCTTCTTCTGTAATAATAAATTTTTTCATTTTAACTTAATGTTAGTAGGTATTTTAGTCTGTTCATCTCAGCCAACATTTCGTCACGGATGTTTAACAAATCACTATCCGTTTCAGGGTTATATAGTTGTGAAAAGGATAATAAAAACAAAACGACTGAATTTACATAGTCATCAACACTCACAGTATTGAAATCGAATAATGGAATGTTGAACTCCCCTTGGAAACTGGGTCTACCATGTTTACCCATACAAACTTCAACAAAGTCATCAATCAATCCACTCAGATTGTCATATACCTTTCCAAAAGCTTTATGTTGAGCATAAGACTCTGTTTGCCAATGAAAAATTTTCATTTGGTTCTGAGCCATTAATAAATTTATTATAACTGTATTTGTCATTTTGATTAAATTGCTTTTCCTGTTAATGGACCAAATATTAAATTAGTAAAAAAGTCCCTCGTTGGGTCTGATGATGTTTCACTCGAACTTGTTTGTGTTTGAGTCTGTTGTGTTGGTTCTTCTTGTGAAACTCCTCCAAATTCGGTTTCCCAATTTTGTTTAGCTTCTTGGGTCTGTGAATATTCATTCATCTTACTGTTGAACTCTTGATTACCCATTTGTTTAGATAATTCATCGGGTCCTACAAAATTCCCCAAACCTAAGTAATCTAAGAATCCCGCCCAAAATTTGGTTCTTCTCATAAGACTCCTTGTTGCTTTGTTACCAAACAACCTTGGCATTCCACTAGCTTTATATTTTTCAAAACCTTTGATACCTCGAGCGGCACTTCCTCCAAATAATCTAAATAGTTGAGCATCTTGTTCAGCAGCACTTCTTATTTGTTTCAGAACAGAAGTGGCTTCCTCTGATGACATGGTTTTTTTAGAAAAGTTTTTAGCAATTTTTGAAGCTTTTCGTGAGCCGGCACCAACTTTTTCGAAAAACATAATTGCATCGTTAATGGTGTTTTTTAATGGTTGTCCCATTTTACCTGTTGGGATACTATCGACCATTTTTCTTAATTTTGGTGCCCATACTCTCACTTGGTCCATGAGTTTTCCCACCATAGTATTTTGTTTACCAATTTGTTCCATCATTCGTGTCGCCTTAGCTGGATTGGTTTTTGCGACTTTCAATGCATCATTTGTTAGTCTGATTACTTTTGAACCTCTTCCTGCCAACATGAGAGGTTTAGCTGCTAAATCTCCCAAGTAAGGGATTGCCGATATTAAAGACAACATCCCAAAAAAAGTTTCCCCTTGATATAGGTAGGATAAACCATTTCCGATATCTATGACTCCTGTTGGGTCAAAGATACCAGCAACATCAGCAACATAGTTTAACCAATGAGCCTCATTGATTTGTTCAGACTCTTTCAAAATCTGTTGAATTTGCTTAAGTTGTGACTCGGTAAAAATTACTTGCATAATACAATTATATTACTATAAATACCATCATCACCAAAAAAGAAAACCCCCACCATTGGTGAGGGTCTGATTTAATTCTCTTTATTGAATTCCAATACTTGTTGTCGTTTTTCTTCAACAAAGGTATTCACTCTTTTTCGAGCAACCTCGGCATATTGTGGACTCAACTCAATACCAATCCATTGTCTATCTAAAACCTCTGCAGCCACCAAAGAAGTACCTGAACCGGCAAACGGGTCAAGAACAACATCATTCTTATAGGTAAGAATTTTGATTGCCTTTGTGGGTATGTCCATCGAGAATGTGGCTTTGGTTAAACTTCGAGTGTCGGCAAAGTAATTCCATTGTCCAAATACCAAATCGATAAACTCTCTTTTCTGAGCTTCGGTGTAGAAAGTTTTGGGTTTCATCACACCGTTCTTATCTTCTCTTTCTCCAAGTTCACCAACCCATTCAGGTTCACCTTTGACCTTTTTGATGTGGTTCTTTTTGTAGGCCAAAATGACACATTCCTTTGGATTGTAGATGTATGGTGCTGATGGACTCATCCAAGACCCCCATGCTGTGGTACGACTT